CCGTAGATATAACCATAAGTATCTAAAGTGGTTAAAAGACTGTCTGAAATAGCTGTGTATTTTTGACCGTTTGCAAAAGCCAATGTATTAAACTCAACACCATTATCAATGTTGAATTTACCACGCCAGTTAATACACTCATGTACCTTAGAATAAGCCACAGTACCAAGTAAAGTTCCTACCATTCCGATTGATTTAGCAGTTGCGTTAAATAGTTTTAAACCAGCCGCTCCACCATCTTGACCGATACAAACAGATACGTTACGGGCAGTTAAAGCACGTAATGAACCTAAACTACCTACGTCCGCAGTACCTTGAATCTCTGCGTTTAAAATAATCTCTAAAGGCTTGTTATTGGTGTATAATGAAGTGTAAATAGATTGTAAAGTAGTACAATGAGCGGTTACAAAGGCAGTAGACTTATAATAAACACCTATTTGTTTAATCTCGCCCTGTGCGTAATTCTGCATATCGGTTACATTCGAGAAGGTACCAACGTTAGCAGTAGCGTAAAGACCTACATAAAGAACGCCCTTTGGTTGCATTCTAAAGAACTCGCTAATATGATAGTAAAAAATATCAATATCAGAAGCAACACCTGTAACCACGTTTTGAGTTAAAGTACCTGCTAATGTTCCTACTATTGTAGACACATAGGGAGTACCTGAATTTAAATAAACACCTTGTCCGGGGGCTGCCGTAATTGTTACCGTTGTAGTAACAGGTGCAGCCGTAAAGCCATGTATGTAAGTTGTTAGGTTAATCTCAGCCGATAAACGAGCAGCAGCAGTAGTTGTGCTAACAACATCTGCCGAATCCTGAGTGTAATTACATAAAGTTAGTGTTTCTCCACTTGCACTTGTTACAGTTAGCTTATGTGTATCTCCTGCCGCCCCTTTGTTACTTACAACAAAAGTAGCTGTTGATTTTGTTTCACCTAAACTCGTATTTGTAATTCCTAAGTTAACAGCATCTTCTAATGAATAGATTTTTTTAATTCTATCATTAGAGCTAAAACCTGATGGCAATGTTGCACCAGTATAGAACAATAACGCACTTATGTGGTCTGTCCCTGCCAATGGTCGGCCTAAACCACCTTGACCTTTATTGAAAACTAAATTAGTTGCCATTATTTTTTACCTTTTTTAGGCTTATCTTCTTTCGGTGCTTCCTCAACGGTTGGCACTTCTGAATTTTCACCGATTAATAATTTACCGTCTTTCTTAACTAACACTAAGGTTTGTTTGTTTTTAGCAGCCCAATCTCTAATACTCTCACTATCTTCTGTGAATACAGTATGAGATTCTAAAGCAACTAAAACAGTATCGTTTTCACGATTCCAAAACCCTAATGATATTTTAAGAGCCTTTTCGTTATTTGTTAGCGGCTTTTTGCCGTCTATAATTCTTTCCATTTTAAAAAAGTTTATAAAAAAACCCCCTCTGTCTTTAGAGAGGGTCTTTTTAGTTATTAATTATTATGTTCCTTGTACGATTGCTACAACACCCTTTTGGTCTGTACGCATCTTAGCCGCACCATGCATTAATAATCCTGACAATACGTTACCGTAGTAAACAGGGTCATTTTCACGATAGAACATTTTAATAGCTCCCATTGCAGTAGCTACGAATGCAGGATGATAAGCAATAGCAGCACCTTGGTCAGTTGCAGCAGCACTTGTTAATGTACCATCACCGTTGATAGCCTTAATTACTGGAGTACCTGTGTTATCATAAACCAATACATCAGGACGGATATAAATATCGAAGCCCATGACACGAGCCACAACGCCATTAGGTAATACTGGTGAACCGAAGCCGTACGCTTGGTTAATTCCTGAGATGTTTAACAAGTCAATGTTATACATATAAGAAGGGATTAACAATACACGACCCATTTGAGGTACATTGTCAGCATCTAACTTGTTTTTAGCACTTGTTAAATCTGCAATAGTAATCATCTTACGAGAACCTGTTGCAGTTGAGTGAGGCAAGTTTTGAGTAGATGTTGAACCAGTTGTAGGAACGATGCGAGATGCACCACTTGGAGCCCAGCTATATAAAGTCTGAGTTGCAACGGTATATTTCAACGCCTCCACGATGTTGTAAAGAACTGATGCACGTTTGTTATAACTAATTTGAATTTCCTCAAGGTTAGTTAACAAAATTGGGTCAATTGAATACTCGTTTAAGTTGTAAGTCAATTCAGTATCAGTACGTGAGCCAATTGATGCTGGTAAAATTGCACGATTTTGTTCTACACTTGATGCTGAACCAGCCTGAGGGATGTGAACCGTTTTAAAGTTAACCCACATTGAATGGTCAGTTGATTTTTGTAAGAACTCATTGTTTTGGTAAAAGTTATCTTGGATATCCTTTGCCCATACTTCTTGTTGTAATGCCATGTTGTTTTAGTTTTCTATTTTTTAATTATTAATCTACTTGTACTTTTGTGCCAACAGGGTAAAATTTACTTCCATTGTAAATAAAGCCCTGTGAGAATGTTTTACCGGCAACACCTGTGAATGTTGGAGCTGCGATACCTGAACCAGCAAAAGTTACAGTTTCAAGAGATGTTGTTTTAACTGTTAAGCTCATTAAAGCACCAGCTTTTAAACCAGTTGCAGCGGTTACAGAAACAGTAATGTTACCTGTAAGTGTTGGTACACTTGCTACGTGATTCATTTTGTTGCCGATTGATAAAGCAGTCGTACCGGTAACAGCGATTGTTAACGGTGTTGATACACCATTAGGCCATTGTGGGGTCGTTTGATAAGTGAACGCAAACGCACCAATTAAAGATGCTATGATTGCGAAGATTGCGATTGATTTTTTCATTTGATTTTTATATTGGTTGGTTTGTTTATACTGTTGGTTCTACTCCGTATTCAGCCTTATACAACATTGTGTAAACTGCCGGAGCTTCGTTTTTAAGTTTTAATAATCCTGAAGGGTCTTTCTTTTCCCAATCACGACAAGTCCAAGTTTCACGGTTTTCTAATCCGTTTGCCGACTTAACATTTTTAATGTCAAATACCACAGGGGATTTAACTACGTTAGAAATCTTATCTAACATATTCTTAACAAATGCAAAATTCTCCTTAGAGCTTAAAGCGTTTGCTAAAACAGATTCTTTTTCCTCTGCCTTGATTTTATCTTCTTTAACAGCGGTTTCAATAACCTCTGTAACCTCAGCTACAAAAGCAGCTTTCTCAGCTTCAACTTTCTCAGCTTCTTTTGCCTCAAATTCAGCAACCTTATTAGTTAAAGCTAATTTCTCAGCCTCTAATGCAGTTACCTTATTTTGAAACACCTCGATTGCGTTCACAATCTCAATTTCGGTAGCCTCAGCACCTAAACTTAGTTTATTTTTGATGTTTTCCATTTTTGGTTTGTTTATTACTTTGTTATAAATTAAAGCCATGTCGTAAAGACTGGCATTCGTACTCATTTTAATCTTCTTATCGTAGCTAATAATTTCGTCTACTATTAACTTATCTTTACATTCTTGAGCATTCATCCAAGTTTCTTTGTTCATTAACTTAGAACATTCCTCAGCACTCATGCCTGTACGGTTAGTTAAAATAGTTACGATTGTGTTTTTTACTAGCTCAGTTACATCTTTATCCGTTCCTCCTGATGGGTTATGCATCATAAAAGTCCCGTAATTAGCCATTGATACCTTTTTACCACATACAGCAACCCATCCAGCAGTTGATGCCGCTAAACCGTCTATAAACGTGTTAACAGGCTTATTACAGTTAAGAATAGCTGAACACATAGAATAGCCGTCTAATACCGAACCACCAATAGAATTGATGCGAATATTAATAGAGCTTACTTGTTCGTATTCGTCTAACCATTGGATTGCATTAGCAAAAGAACTGCCCGATATACCGTAGTTAACACTCCCGTCTTCATTAATAGTGTCCCCTATTTGTTCATAGAGATTAATGGTAGCTATACCATTAGAAACATTATCAATAAATTTGAATTTATTTACCACAATACAAAATTATATTGCTATTTTTGTATATTTGTATATTAGTAACAATTTATAGCATGGCAAGAATCCCCCTAGACAAAAGAAACTGCATTATGAAAGACTTATATAATAAGAATCTTATGCAAAAAGAAATAGCAGCACGATACGGAGTTAGTACGGCTTTTGTTTCTCAACTAAAAGAAACACACGAAAAAGGGGAGTTAAATATTGATAGACTAATTAAAAAAGGGACAAGTTATAAAATACGGGTTACATCTTATTTAAAAGGTACTATTAAAAACAAGTTCGTTAAAGACTGTTTAGATAAGGGATATAATGAAAGCCAAATGTCAAACCACATTTACGAAACATACTATTACATTCAGGATTCAATACATAATTTCGATAAGATTTCACCCAATAAAATTAAAGACTATTTAAAAGCCCGTATTAAGTTATGATTAAATGGTACATAATAACCAAAAATAAAGGGTTTGAAACAATTACTATTTACCCTTGCTATCTTACTTTTAATTATAGCCTTAATTAATAAGGTTTAATCATATTATTATTTACCGCCTCGACATTTAACGTGGCACTTGTAATATCGTAGTTCAAAGGATTGCTTGATGTAACAATTTTATACGATGTTACCCCGTCAAAATCTACATAGTAATTTACCACCTGTACTGTTTGAGGCTCTTGAGTTGTATTATACCCCACAACACAAATAGTATCAATTAAAGTATTTGTACCTGCATTATAAAGGTTAATACTTATATTGCCAGCATAATTAACTTGTGGGTCAACTGTTAATTGGCATGTTATTTTTTGAAGTCCCTTCTTTGGAGTAAAAACACCCGTACCAGTATTTAATATACTGTCAGCATCAGTCAACACGGTATCAAACTGAACCGTATATGTAGTTGAGGCCGCTCCCGTATTCTGACTTGCTTTAGTTGCGTATAAAGGTGCATGGTTTAATTTCTTACAAGCTGAATAGTCCTTAGTTCCGCTACCCGTCGCAGCATTACTAATAACCATCTTTAATATCTGATGTACATTCTGAGTTGCGCCGTCATCCATTGTTACAGGGTCTGAGGCATGATAAGCAGTCGTGGCAGTTAATACCGCTACCGTTCCTG